TCTATTAAATTTCAAATTTCTAATGTTGAAACTTCCGTTTCTTCGTTTCCTCAATTTACATTAAGTATTCGTAATGCGAATGATGATGATCGGCGTCCGGAAATTTTAGAATCGTATGCTAATATAAGTCTTGATCCTAATGAACCTAACTATATCGCAAGAGCGATTGGGGATCGTAGAGTAACTTATGACTTAACGCAAGATCCGCCTGAGTTGCTTTTTGATGGTGACTATCCCAATAAGTCTAAGTTGGTAAGAGTCGAAATGAATACCGGTGGATATCCCGATGACTCTAGGCCCGCGGGTTTTAGAGGTGTTGGTTCTATTCTTGCACAAACAGGTGGTCCTGCGCAGGGAATTGAACTCTCGGCCGGTTTATCTGGTGGTTTGACAGCTACAGTCGCTTCATTACCTACGGTGACTAACCAAGTTCGTGACGGTGTTGTTGATAAGGTCAAGGTGATGGGTATTAACTTTGCATCGCCTGGTGTTAGTGATAGACTTAAGAAGACGGTTACTTCGGCTTCGGGTAGTACTACTGCTGATAATGGTATGTTATTCCTTTCCACTACTGGTGAATTGGGTGTTACGGGTGAAAACGTAGAAGATGATACTCCGGTAACGCCTGCAGATTTTACAGTTGTTAACATGGTTAGCTCTAACTCTGGTAACTTCGTTAATTCTTCTACACGCCGTTGTCAAGGTTTGGAAGACAATGAAGCGCTGAAGTTTGTTGCCCCTGTGTTTAGTGGTTGGGATGGTTACGATCCTCGTAGTAATATGTTGACCATTCAAGATACGGGTACTGTTTCGGGTGATTTTGATGTAGCAAGAAAAACATTAGCTAATCCCGAAGAGGTTGAGTTTAATCTGTTGGCCGTTCCTGGTATTACTTCTTCCGGCGCTGGCACACCGATTAATAACTTCCTTAATATGGTTGAGCAACGTGCTGATTCTTTCTTACTCATTGACTTAGCTAATTCTACTGCGACTGGTTCTGGTTTGGGCTTATCGGTTAGTAACGCGCAAGATCAAGCTGGTAAGTTTGATTCTAGTTACGGCGCTACTTATTATCCGTGGGTTAGAATTAATGATAGTGAAAACAATCGTCTTGTTTGGGTACCGCCTTCGGTAGAAATCATGGGTGCATATGCATTCAATGATAGAGTGGGTCAACCTTGGTTCGCACCGGCTGGCTTTAATCGTGGTGGTTTGGAAAGAGTGTTGGAAGTTAGAAGAAGATTGACACAGACACAACGTGATAATCTTTACAATAACACTCCAGGCGTTAATCCTATCGCTACATTCCCAGGCCAAGGTATTGTTATCTTTGGTCAGAAGACGCTACAGAAGAAGCAATCTGTATTGGATAGAGTGAATGTTCGTAGAATGATGTTGACGGTTAGAAAGACAATCTCTAGAATGTCTCGTAACTTCGTCTTTGAAGCTAATAACGCAGCTACAAGAAGTGCATTGTTGAACATGGTTAATAACTATCTTGGTTCGGTTCAAGCGGCCAATGGTATTAACGAGTTCAGAGCTTCTATTGCTGAAGGCGCTGATTTAGTGGACAGAAATGTTATCAAGGGTAAGATTTTCCTCAAGCCGACATCGGTTGCTGAAATTATTATCTTTGACTTTACACTTACTCCGCAGGGTGCATCGTTTAGTGAGTAATTAAATTAAGTGTGGGGAGGAAAACAAAATTTCTTCCCTACACATATTTATCTTAGGAACAATTATTTCTGAGATTAATGGAGAATTAGAATGGCTGAAGTTAGACCCGTAAATCAGATGCTTGCGGATACTTTTGAACCCAAACGAAGTAATAGGTGGTTTTTTGAATTTGCTGAAGATGTCATTCCGCAGTTTGTAGCGAAAACATTTGCGCGTCCTACTTTTACTCAAGACGCTGTTGTTATTGATTATATTAATAGCAAGAGATATTTAGCTGGTAAGTTTGAGTGGGGTACGGTGGCGATGACGCTTCACGATCCTATTGCACCTTCGGCTTCGCAGAAAGTTATGGAGTGGGCGAGGTTAGCTCACGAAACAATTTCTGGTCGTGATGGGTATGCGGCTTTTTATAAGAAGGATTTTTCTTTGAAGCTGATGGACCCCGTTGGTGTTACAGTTGAACAGTGGGATATTAAGGGCGCTTATATTACAGATGCCGATTTTGGCGGTTTGGATTACACAAGTGGTGAGCCGGTAGAAATTTCTCTTACGGTTCGTCCCGATGAGTGCATTCTGAGATACTAAGACTTGTAGTTTATTTATAACTGATAGTTTATTAAAATTTCTTGTAACTATACAAGAAGGAGTTTTATTTTATGGCTGAACAAAATAAAGCCACTGTTGAGTTTGAAAATGACGAAGCAGTTGCTGAAGAAATACGTACAGACATAAACCCGCAAGATATCGTTCAGAACCCTTCTGAGTATGCCGAACAAATGGCTGCTCAGAGAGGCTCTGAGATTGATAAGATGGCGGGTTTTACTGTACCTCGCGATTATGTAATTCTACCCTCTAAGGGTAGAGTTTATTCAGTTGAATCTCCCCTATATAATATGGAAGAAATTGAAGTTAGGCATCTTACTGCTGCCGATGAAGATATTTTGACCTCTAGAGCTTTATTAAGAAGCGGAAAAGCTATTGACACTTTATTAGATAATGTAATAATTAATAAAAGTATTAGGTCCGAAGAATTAGTTTCAGGTGATAAGAATGCTATTATGACTTTTTTGAGAATAACGGGGTATGGTCCCGAATATAATATTGAGATTTCTTGTCCGGGCTGTGGTGAAGATTCTAAGGCTGAATTTGATCTTACCCAACTTAATATGAATATGTTAGATGTAAATCCAGTTGGCGAAGGGCTAAATAGGTTTGAATTTAAGATGCCTTCGGGAACCATTATTCATTTTAAATTTCTCACAAGTAAAGAAGAAAAGATCATTTCTGATGAACAAGATAGAATTAAGAAGATGACTAATTCTCCTTTGGATCATAATATTACATTGCGATTACAGCATCAACTTATTTCCATAGATGGTAATGAAGACCCAACATATATTCAAAACTATATTAATGTAATGAATGTTAGAGATTCCCGTGCATTTAGAAAATATTTTGATGAAGTTGAACCAGATGTTATTATGAAACAGAAGTTTACATGCGCTTTATGCGGCCATGGCGAGGAGGTGGACATACCGGTTACGGTAGACTTCTTTTGGCCTGACGACTAGTCATAAAGATTATATTTGGGAAGAAGTTTTTGTTTGTGTTTATCATGGTCATTTAACTTTTGTGGATGCATACAATATGCCCATTCATCGGCGTAAATGGTGGATAAGACAAATTAATGATATAGCTGATAAACAACAACGCCAACAAAACGAAGTAGTAAGAATGCCAAAGGCCGCACAAACTGGCGCTTCCTCATCATTGAGGGCTAGAGCAGTTGGTCGTTAAATATTGTCCCTTCACTTAATTTTTAAAGTGAAGGGATATTTATTTATGTAGCAACCTATATGGAGAAAAATGATGAAGAAAAATAAAACAAATGAGGGTACTGGCGGCTATTATGATGTACCTTTTGATGAGCCAGAAAGCGGTTTAAAACAAATGGCTAAAGGCGCATTAATGGGTCTTGGTGTTGTTGGAGCTATTAGTTGGTTAGAGAAACATGGTGACACTTTACATGATAAACGCAATAAAGAAGAATTAAAAAAAGTAAAAAAGAGTTTAAAGGGGTATAAGTTTTCCAAAGCTCAATTAGATAAAAAAAATAAAGAAGGTATGAAATTAAAAGATGTACTTTCTAAGCTTTGGATGGGTAACTAAATAGAGATTTTGAATGGCTGATGATATTGCCTCACAATTAGAAGGTGCAGTTGAATCTTTAGGAAGATTTAGAGATAGTCTTGAAGATAGCAACATTAGAATGGGTAATGCCTCTTCTATTGAAGCCAAAATAAATAAACTTGAAGTTGATAAACTAAACCTTCTGCAAAAGGCGAATAAAGCGGAAGGTAAGCGTCTAAAAGATCTCGGTAAGGGTATGGGTGCTGCGGTAAAGGGTATGGGTGCGCTTGCTAAGAAATTAGGTATTGTTGGTGGTATATTAACAGCTTTCCAAGGTTTTGTTAATGTAGTATTAAAGGCTAATAAACACGCTGCATTAATGTCTAAATTAATGGGCGACACCCGACAAGCTACCGATGGACTCCGAAAACAAGCCACTAATGTAGCTAGCGAATTTTATGCGATGGGTATGACTCTCGCAGAT